TGTCAGATTGTTATAGATGGGCTTATGAAGTAGAAGAAAAACTAAAGGAAATGGAGTTAAAAGCTGATTACTTAAGTAATCTAATAAAAATTTTATGCGTGGCTATTGCTTGTTCTGGACAATTACATATATACGATTGTTTTACTTTGATCCACGCATCCCCTATAGATCGTTTAAGGGCTGCACTATTAACAATAGAAGGAGTGGTATAGATATGGTAGACAAACAATGCTTTTGGTGCAAATATGCTTTTAATAGTGATGATGAAATGTCTTACTGTGAACTATTAAATAAATATGTTAACAACGTAGATTCATGTGATAAGTATAGTAAAATTGGTAGTGTAGACGATGAATATTCTATAGGAGGTAATAAGAAATGAAACTTGATAAGAATATTAAATCATGCCCATCTTGCGGAAGTGAAGAATACTACATAAAACAAAAGTATGAAGGTACATGTAATTATGTATTAAGATTTGACGGATTGGATTCACAGAATAATTGTGATATGCACGCATCTGCAAGATATGAAAATACAAGTAAGTATGCATACTGCAATAAATGTAAAAAAAGACTATTTAAAATAGAGGGGTAATAAGAATGATAGATGCTGATATATATTTAGATGTCGATGGTGTATTATTTACTGTAGAAAATGGTATATTTGAGCTAAGACATGGATTTATTGGGTTTCTTAAATTTCTTACTGACAATTTTCAAAATTGCTATTGGTTAACTTGCTGGAATGATGGGTTTAATGATGTTCTTAAGAAAGTATACGCTGGTTCTATATCTCAAAAATTTAAATGGGCTGACTGGAGAAAATATGATAATAAAGCTATGGCTATTAATTATACAAGAGATTTTGTTTGGATAGAAGATGGTATTTGTGATAATGAAATGGAAGTGTTAAAAGAAAAGAATTGCGTTAATAAATATTTATATGTATCACCAGAAGGCGAAATGGACAAATTATACATAATCAAGGATGAACTTAAGCAAAGATTTAAAATAATCTAATCTGCTCATACTCCCTTTCCCTCAATTCACATACATTAATTTCACGGTGTACAGTACCATATTGAAGATACCCATATAACTCTACTATATAGGTATCTTCTTTTTGTGTCCGGATTATTATACCAGTGTATTTTTTATATAATACTGTGGTACCTGGTTGCATATTACTCCTTAAAATGTGATATACTTATTATCTGTTATGACATATATAAAACTGTGCATATTTTGTGCATAGCATTAGCCTAAACCATAATATATATAAATAAGCAATAACACCTACAACTATTGATATAACTACAATCTAACACATACACATAAACGCTTAAATTGCATTAATAAACACAGTAGCGAATTCCTAAACCGCAGGCCGGTGGTTCGAATCCACTTGGGCACACCACGAAGCAAGTTAGTAAAACCAATGGTTTGAACACTTGCTTTTATTATGTCTAAACATAAAAATCGACGCCTTTGTGCATTTTCTGTGCATGACCTATTATTTTTCACCATCGTTTTTGTTTAGGAAAATGCCACTATCTAAAGTTGATATTACATCTTTTTGAGTGTCCTTAATTAGATGCGAATATCTATTGAGAAGTATATTAACGGAAGTATGCCCAAGCCTTTCAGCTATAACTTTGGGGTTAACTCCTTGTTTTAACAGCCATGATGCGTGTGTATGTCTGAGACAGTGGAAGGTAAGACCTTCACTATATTCTAATTTTCTTATATATCTTTTAAATACTTTAGTAACATAGTCCGGAAGGATTGGTGATCCATCAGGCCAAATGCAAAAGTGTGTGCTTTTTTCTTCATTTATCAATTTAAACGTTTCTTTGAACTGTGCATATTTTTTAAGCACAATATCAGTACCAGGCAACATCGGTATAGGTCTTTTACTTCTATGTGTTTTTGTGACTTTTAATTTCATTTTACCTTCGGCATCTCGCTTAAAAGATTTACGGACATAGAATATATTATTACCGAAATCAACATCACTATTCTGTAGTCCACACACTTCCCCTAACCTCATACCTGTAGTTGATGCAATGTATATAGGAATGAAGGCTGCTTCGTTTTTTATTGTATCAAGTAAGGCTTGAAGTTCATTATCTGAGAGTATTTCTATTTCGTGATATTCTTGTCTTGGAGCCTTTACGGAGTCAACCGGGTTATATTGTATGTATTGCCACATAACAGCCGATTTAAAGACTAAATGCAACAATCTGTGCATATGTAATACTGTTGTAGGTGATAACCCAATTTTTAGCCTATCAGTATAAAATGATTGTATGTTAGTAGGCTTAATCTGACTTAATTTAATTTCGCCCAGGTATGGAGTAGCGTGTATTTTTAAAAGTTCATAATACCTTCTTTTTGTCGAATAAGCCAAATTATCGGCAACATAATCTTCGTACCATTTAACAAAAAATTCAGACACAGTTATCTTATCGTCAATTATGAATCCGGACTTACATTTCTTCTTATATTCAACCATAGCTGCTTCACATGCATCTTTATCCCATCCCTTTTCATATAAATATACTTGCTTTTTTATATTATCTTCTTCTATATAAAAGCGTACTGCGTAACCATCTTTCC